CCTAATTAATCTTTAATGGGTGGTCGATAATCTCTTTTTAGTGTTCTTGCTATCATAAGAGCAGATTCAGTTTCTGCAATTTCTTCTTCATTAGGAACGTTTTCCCAATCAATAGAGCCGACATCTTCGAACCAATCTTTCAACCATAATGCCCAATCTTCGTTGCTTATATCTTGACTAGCCCCATCAAACCAATCTTTGAACCAATACTCAATCGTACCATCTTCATAAAATAGTATCTCATCACTTGGCCCACCCCAAGAGAGCTGATACCTATAATATCCTTCTTCTTGGTCATTAAATGTATTGGGCTCTACAAAACCAAAGTGCAGTCCATAGTCGTAAAAACTTCCTACATCTTCGCTTACGTTTTCTAAATCGTCGGCATTCATGAAGGCTTTAAAGTCCTCTGCTCTGCTGTTTAAGTGTTTACTGATTCTTTTTTTACAATTTTCTAGTTTCATTATTTTTATCCTTTTGGTTTTAGTTTTAGCCTTCAATGCGTTTTAAGTTCATAATAGAGTGAGTTATTGCTAAAAGGTTCGGTTTACCCATTCCGTTGAGCGTTCCCTATTCTTTGTTGCGTTCCTTAAAATGCTTTCAGGCTCTTTATGTTTTAGTTGTTTAATGCTTAAGGTTTTAAAAAGTTCCAAAGTTTTTTTATTTTTTAGTTGTCTTAAAAGCTGGTCTTTTATAACCTGTTGCCCCTAAGCCTTCCAAAGCTTTTTCTAAATTGCGTTCAATCTGTAAAAGACTTTCACAAAGTACGCTTCGCCTGTTATCATACCATACGTCCTTCAATTCAGAGCGTGTTATTTCAAGGGCGTGTTTTAGAGTTTCGATTGTTTTTTGCATAATTAAGTTCCTTTTTATTTGCTGTTTCTAACCTAATATACGTAGAAATATAAATAAAGTTCCATAAAATATTAAAAAAGTTTCGCCCCCTGTTTAAATTAGTGAGTATCGTATATATAGTATAATATTAATATTAATAGTAATTATTACTATACTCTATAATATATATATAATACATAATATTAATAATATTAGCCAAATTGCCCTTTATTTCACAATATAGCCATAATTACGTACGTGAATTGATTATATAAAATAATTAAATTGTGAAATTCAGCTACCTACGTGAATTACATAATAAAAATAGATTGTACTACTTACGTGAATTACCTACGTGAATGGTTTTATAAAAAAAAATACTACGTACGTGAATTCCTGCTAATAAATATTTAAAATAAAAAAAAATCTTGAGCCTTTTTAAGACTTGCTCAGGTCTGTTGTCTGCAATTCAATCCTTTCTGCGCCCTAGGAAATCTAAGGCGCATTTTAGGTTTAGGTTAGATTGTATAATCTATTTAGGATTGTACAATATGCTGTGCATTCTTACCATATTCCAGCATACCATCTACAAAATAGCCATTGTTGTCAAAATCAGCCTTGGTAACCTTGGCGTTGCGCTTATTTCGATGCCAAAGTGTATCTGTACCAGCTTGGCATAAATCCCATGCCGTTTCACCTTCTGTTTTGTGAAATCTAGTAAGGATTTCACCATACCTGAGGCTGTTCAGCTTAGGGATATGCACATTCCTGATGGTGTTCAGTTCGTCCATATTGATTCTAGTGTTCAGTTTATCAACATTGGTTGCAAACGTCTTCAATCTGTTCTGCATTCCATCACCTATTACCATTTGTGTACTGCGGTCAATTTCTGAGCGCCAGTTCACATTCTGTAATGTATGTCGAAATGTGGTACCAAATCCATATTTAGGTGATACCATACCATTCAGGCAGGATAGTACCATAAAATCAATCCTAAATCCTGCTGGACTTGAACCATCATAGCTGTTCATTTCAGTAAACATGATATGAGCAGTATCGCCAAGATTTTCCAGTGGAATACCTAGGCTTTCTGTTCTATATACACATTTAAAATGTTTACCATTGAACATCATTTTATCAAATGTCCAAGCCAATCCAGTCTGCATTCGGATTTGTTCACAATGTTGATGTAAATCCTCGTTGCTAATGGCGAGATAATTACCAGTCACAACGCCAACTTCAACAAACTTACCATCTTGTAAAATCCGTATGTTATGACCCATTGACAGCGCACCATCATTATTCTGTAATTGCTGTTTTTCAATAGGTGCAAATGCGTCATGCTGTTGACCATTTCCAACATTGTACGAATTGACTAATCTTGTATAATCTGAGATAGATTGTACAATCGTTTCAGGTTCTGAAACAATCTCAGGTTCTATAGTTTCAGTATGATTGTGAACTACAGGATTTCCTGAGATTAAAGCCGTTTCTGTTAAATCAGGAACAGCACCATCAATAGTACCAGCGCCATTCATTACTTTAATATCATTTGCAGATTGTAGCACATCTAGTGCATTATTAAAATCAGACATATTATATGCCCTTTCTGCTCTATAAAGAGCGGTTATTTTTATTAATAATTAACTAGGTCAACGGGTGCATTCAAGAGACTTATCCCGTCTATCTCCCCTCGAGCGCTTACAGGCAGTGGCTCGATAGATTCACCGAGGAAGAAGTTCGCATTGTCAAATAACTATACCCTTACTACTATTGACAGGGAATAAAGTTCCATCTTTTTTGTTTACCCTCGAGAAATATTGTGAAACTCAGCCTAGATTTCACAATCTGGTCTAGGTTTCACAATCTGGCCAGACTGGAATCCACTTTTTCAACCTCGATTTTTTCAACCTAAAAGCGAATGGGGGGGCGTACCCGATAATTAAAAGAAGAACACACATATTAATATTATTTTTTAGAAATTTTTTGGAAGTTTTGGTAGGATGGCCAGCGCGGGTACTATTCTTACTATCGCGGGTAATATTATAATATATTACTATTATAGTATAATAGTATTAATAGTATTTAATATTATTAATATTATTAGTATTATTAATATTATAATATATTAATACTATAGTAATATTATTCCTCGCCTCAACCGACAATGAAATTTATTCCTTTTAACCTATTACTGTCAAGTACTTTTTTTATCTTGTATAAAAAATACTATATTAGTAATATTTAACCATGGAATCAATGCAATCCAATAATATCTTAGACCTAGCTCCTACGATTGATACATTAAAATCATTATCAAGGAAATTCAGGGAAACAGGCGACCACCAGTACATGATGGAGATATTACTGATTATTGATGAGATTGAGATTCCAATGCTCATTGATATGTTCGACTTTAACTTTACCCCAGAGGCCTAACTAAATGTATATTAAGACCATCAAAGGGGTAGATTATCATTTATACGAGAATGAAGAAGAGTTCAAAAAGCATCATAACAAAGAAAAAGTGAACAAAGACTGGCGTACTGCCCAAGAAGGCGAGTGGGCCATTAGCGATGATGGGCAGGTATTTAGTATTTTAAGGCGCGCGGTCATGTATAGCGGTAAATACAAGGGAGATACCGATTATGTCCGTACCTTACTGGGAACCGCTTACGCTAAGAAAGATTGTAAATTAGAGGGAGAACCCGCTAAAGACATCTATACCTTTACTAAATACAAGGAAAGCAAGTACATTACCAGTAGAGAAAAGCTATTTGCTAAGATGGTAGCGCTAGGTAGAGACCCCGTAGAGGCGTACTTAGGTGTATACAAGACCAATAACCGTAGATATGCTCTACACCGGTCAAAAGCTTTATTAAGACAAACGAGGATAAGAACATTGGTAAACAAAGAAGTAGAACAATTAATGGACGACTTGGGGATTACCAAGACGTATTTACTAGAAAACGCTAAATCGGTGGTAGATAAACCCGATGCTAGGGATGGGGATAAGCTTAGGGCGCTAGAAACACTAATGAAGATATCAGGATTATTGACAACGGAAAAGAAAACAGACTCCGTAGCATTGATACAGGAGTTCACCGGTTTCTCTAAAGATAAATTAAAGGCCTTTGAGACGGGTCTAATTGAAGAAAATACGTCTCAATAAGAAAATTTGGCAATACCCTAAGCAAATACGCTGGGGTAATGTACTGTGTATAATACGATTAACGAGGAGTTAGTATGGGAATGAAAGTAAAACATTACTTCAAAGATGGTAAAGAACATAAGGGCGGTTTACATAAGATGCCTAATGGTCAATTACATAGTGGCAAGACACACGGCCCTAACAGTAAAAGACTGTACCATTATGGAGAATTAAGTAAGCAATCTCAAAAATCAGCTAAAAAAAGTTGGGGCAGGTAGTGGCTGGTAAAGGAAAACGAGTTAGTTGGACATATGGTGGTAAAAGATATAGTGGAACCTTAATTCGAGAAACCAAAACGCATAAGTTTGCTAGAACGCATAATAATAAAATTAAAAAAATAAAAAAACGATGACTCGAAAGAAAAAAGACTCAAGATTGACTAGAGCTGGAGTATCTGGTTATAATAAACCAAAGCGAACTCCGGGCCATAAAACAAAAAGTCATGTCGTAGTTGCTAAGGTCGGCACACAGGTTAAAACTATACGATTTGGACAACAGGGTGTTAAGACCGCTGGCAAGCCAAAAGCAGGTGAATCTGCTAGACAAAAAGCTAGACGTAAATCATTTAAAGCACGTCACAGAAAAAACATTGCCAAAGGAAAAATGTCTGCTGCATACTGGGCAAATAAGGTTAAATGGTAAATGCCCAACAAAGAGTCGAAAAACCGCAAGCGTTTAAGGCGAAAACTAGCTCTTGAAAACCAAAAAAGAAAAAGAGAAGCGTACAAAGCCCGTCGAGAAACAAGACGAGCCGCAAATAGAGACGTTTAATATAATACCTCCCCCAGAAGAAATGATTCGCCGGGATGAGGTATTAGCTAAATCATATAAAGACCTCTTATTCTTTGGTAGGGCGTTCTTGCCAAAAGACTTTATGCACAAAAGTGCATCTCCTGCTTGTCACTATACCGTATCCAAAAGACTTATCTCTACCAAACCCGGTGAGCGTATCTGTATTATTCTCCCTAGGGGTTTTGGTAAATCCATCCTATCGAAGTCAGCTATCTTACACAAACTATGTTTTTCTAGTGAAGATGACCAGAATTTCATTGCATGGGTATCAGAAGAGCAGGGTCAGGCGATTGACCACTTAAAATATTTACGATACCACCTAGAGATGAACAAGACAATTAAGTATTATTTTGGTAATATGGACGGTGGTAGTGTAGGAAAGCGGTGGACAGAAAAAGATTTAGTTACACCTAAGGGTGATAGAATCATAGCCAAAGGTACCAGCCAGAGGTTAAGAGGTCGTGCCGAGGTAGATGTACGTTATACTGGTATTATCTTGGACGACTTTGAATCAGAATTAAATACTAAAACGCCTGAAAGGCGTAATGAGATTAAA